GCATCTTTTTCACCTGCAGCTTCTTTTGTCAGATAACCAGAAGCAGCATCCATGTTGTGTTCTGTATCGGTTATTTTAGCTTGCATCCAAGCAGGAAGATTCTTTTCTTTTTTTCCAAGATCTTTCTTTAATTGTTTTGCATTTTTTATGGTTTTATTCAATTGTTTATGTGCCATTGATACTTCATGATCCTTCTCTTCCGTGGCAACATTCTTTGCCTTACCCTTTCTGTCTGGGTTTGGATCTTCCTGATTCTTGCGGCGGAATGCTTTCTCCTCTTCTTCCTTGGAGAGGTCTGCCTTCATTTTTGAAGAACCACACTTTGGTTTGGTTGTTTGTCCTGGTTGTTTTGCACAGGGTTTTCCTGCGTATTTACCACCCAGTTGAACCCAACCAGGGGTGCCATCAGAAGAGCGACTCTTGCTAAACCAGTCACGCAAAGAAGAATCACCACTCTTGTTCCCCTCTTGGACTTCAGTGGATTCTTTTCTAAGTTTCTTTTCTTTTGCTTTACGTTCATCTCTTTCATACCAAGTTTCTTTTTTCTTAGGAGTCTCTTTGTTCTTTTTTGGTGAAGAGAACATATAAACTTCTTCTAACTCACTTCTCCAATCAGAATATTCTTCTGTAGGAACACAATTTGGAACAATTTTATCACCTTTTTTCTTCATTCCCTTTTGGGTATAACCTTTCCAACACTTCTCATCTAGATTATATGATTCATCATAAACTTTCTTTCCATCTTTAATATAACCAGATCCCTTTTTGTCGTAGAAACGAATGCCTTTAGTTACTCTAAGATCTGCTAATTCAGTCTTTCTCTTCTTTGCTTCTTTTGCTTTTGCTTCTTTTTTCTCTCTATTTTCTGTTTCAATCCGTTCCTGATCTTCTCTATTATCTATATTTTTATATCTCTTTCCACTCATAGAGGTAGAAATCATCTCAGATAATTTCTTCTTTTTTCTTTTAGTTGAAGTTCCTCCACAGTTACTTTCAGCAACCTTAACACTAGAACTCTTCATTAATTTAGTATTTTTTGCAGACTCTCTCGCTTTAGATAAAGAATGTAGTCCATGAACTAACTGATTCTTTACATGTCCTTCATAAGACTTAGCAAGATTGTCAACCTTCTTTTGACCCAAAGGCATATTTTTCATTAAAGGATTAGAAGACTCCTTTACATCATGTTTTCCACCACAGTGTTCACATGATGAATCACATCCGCATGAACCATCCTTTTTAATTTCATTTCCACAACAAGAACACTTGCCCATACCTTTCTTTTCGGAAAGTGATTGCCACTCGTTGAAGGTTAGTTTAGACATTATTTCTGAATATTATCTTATATTTTATTTAGGGAGATCTCCATTCATCGACCCCTTCAAGAATTTTTGAAGTTCTGCAGTAGATCCCAAGAACACTGCATTGTTAGTAACATTCGTTGGTGTGGAGCCTTTTTCTTCCTTGTTTACATCTTTCAATTTCTTCTGTAGATCCATTAATTTATCTGCAGTATCTGCAACGTTTTTAATTAACTGGCCTGCAACTTCGTATGCTCTTGGTGAATCGGACTCTTGTGCGAGTTCGAGAATACCATCAATGGCTTCCTGACCCTTTTCAATAATAGAGTACAGTTGACCACGAGAATACTCATAATCCTTCTGAATTTGTTCTTCTGGAGTCTGCGTATTTTTTATCGCAGGTTTTTTTGATTGAGCGATCTCCGATTTTATCGGAGTGCTTTCAATATCTAATGCCTTATCAATGTCTTCAAAACTCATACATCAGTTCCTTTTGTTGGACTATAAATTTTTCCATCACTGAAATTAAATGTGGATTCACTAAATCCAAAATCATCATCAAGATCGATCAACGAATCATCTAAAGTATTAATTACATTTACTGCAGTTCCAGATACATGAGTTTCAATTGGAGTATTATCTTGTGCTCTATTTACAAGCAAAGTATTTCCTGTAATTTTTCTAATATACATTGATTCAGATCCAATCTGAATATATGAATTTACAGATAATTGTGCAGAATCAGCAACATCAAATTGTGTGATTTCTTCCGAAATGTCTTCTACGATTTGAGTAGTTGCATCACTATTGTAATCCGTGAGAGCTCTAGGTGTAACAACATATCTCAGTTCTCTAGAGGCATTTCTTCTATTAGTGTTACTATAGTAATCCACTTGAACTTCTTTGATAAGAGCTTCATTTGGAGTTCCGACAGGACCAAACAAATATGTTTTTGCTGTAAAATCTAAACTGTAAATTAAAACTCTTCTTGTCGTAAAGTCTCCTTCATATTGATCATCCATTGTTATTCCACTAAGAACCATGGGAATATCTCGTTTTTCACCAATAGAAGATATAAGATCAATAGTTAAATTTAGATGAGGTTGGAAATATGGTAATATCTGTTCAATAACTTGTAATGCATCTTCATTTAATTTTGATAATATTGACAGTCTAAAATTAACGTTATAAGGAACCGGTAAAAATTGTTTGACCATCTCACCATCAGTAGTTACAGCCTTAAAGGTCTGCATAGTAGATGATTTTCTACTTGGGTCATAAGAAATTCCAGTCATTTCGAATGACATTCTTGGAAGAGTAATTGCAACTTCCCTTTTTAAATTTGGAGCCTGTTCAATTCTTGCTAAAAATTTCTGAATAGGTCCATAAGCAATAGGAACCTTAAGGATACTAAAATCACTTCCAGACCTATCTTTATGTTTTATTTCTATATCATTAAAAAGAGTTCCGAAAGCTATAATAGTCTTCCTCAATATTTCGTGGTAAAAATAATTAGATATCATTACAAGTTCCTAGTAATTATAAAACTATTTAGAATTCTCCAAATGGGTTCTTTTGACTAAAGTCCAGGATTTGATCAGCCTCATTTTCAATATCATCATTACTTGCATATTCATCTAAGAATTCATTGGAATTGACAGTGGAAACTTTATAACTTGCAGCAGCACCAACTATAGATTCTCCTCTAGCAAATGTACCATCAACAATTGCAAGTTTCAATACTCTTGTAGAAGCATCCCAATCTCTAACATATCCAGTAGTTCCTGTTCTAGTTCCTGTAACAACTTCATTATAAGTATAATCTCCAAATGTTGTGGATCCAGGATCAGTAAAGGAAATTGTTGGTGCCTCTGTGTAACCAGATCCAGCATTAACATAACGTACAGCGGTAACTTCTCCTGCAGCAGAAATAACTGCCTCTGCAGAAGCATTTCCAGTACTAAAGAATACCTGAGGAGTAGTGGTATAGCCAACACCACCGGAAGAAATTCCAATAATTCCAAGAGATCCTGTAGCTATGACAGCAGTTGCTATTCCACCACTTCCATTTCCACCAGAAATTGTTACCGTAGGTGGTAAAGTATAACCAAATCCAGCATTAGTAACAATAATCTTATCAATACCAAATGTCTGGTTAGATGGCCTACTCGTCATAATTGCAACAGCAGTTGCATTGGAACCACCAGATGGAGCTGTAGATATAGAAACTGTAGGTGCGAAATCATAAGATCCGTCATTAATAAGATCAATAAATTGCACAGAACTGGATGTAGGACTGGTTGTTGCTAACCCAACAGTAGCTACGGCAGTCGTTGCACCAGAACCAACAAGTTGAATATTATAGGTATTTCCATAATCGCTTAAAGCCTCGTTAACTTCTGCACCGTCAGAGTCAACTTGAGAAATGTCAATAATCTCATCTTCATATTCAAATCTCTCACATCTCAATTCATAAACATATAAATTGTTGAGTTGGTAGAATGGTTTCTTTCCCTCAACATACTTAATCTCAAATAAAGACTCATCGAGAGGAAACCAAATCAAGTCCCCTTCTTGTGGTCTAGCTGCTGATTTTCTTTCAGACTCTGGAAATAATTTTATGATTGGTAAGAGAAAATCATCATATCTCTCTTTTGAAATGACAAGAGTTATCTCATCATTACTTCTAACTCCAAATTTTGTCAGTAGATCTCCATTACCCGTAAAGCCATCAAAATTCATTAGATACGCTTCTATTCGATAACTATCATCAAATTTTGAAGCAGTTATTTCTTTTATGACTGTATTTTCACCAACTATTTTTCTAGGCATGTATAGAACGTCCTGTCCATACATTTTTAGTTGTTCGTTGATTAGATCTTGAATGAGTCTTTGTTCACTCGGAGATCCTTGTAAAAAATAAGAATTGAGTGGTGCCATGTTATCAACCTATAAGGTCCATTGGTGGTAACTCATAATCTGTTCTGAGTTTTTGTTCTAGTTTTTCTACCTCTTGAACTCCATCATCATAAATTTGTCTACCATTAAGTTGAACACCACCTGGAAGTTGAACTCCTTGGAACTTAATCATATTCTGACCCCACTGTTTTTTAATTAGTGCGGTGAGGTATTTTTTTAACCAAGAATCATTATATAACTTTGTAGATTCCGAAGGATCTAAAATTCTATAACAATCCACAATCACATATTCATTCTCACCAACTTCAGACCAATCAATATCTAGATATAACTTATGATTTTTTTTGTTGAATCTAATTTGAGCGTGTGGATTTAGAAGAAAATCCAAGTCTTCCAAATATCTCTTAACCATAGCATAGTTCAGAAGATCTAATGCACCGTAAAAATAAACGTCATTCAAAAACAATTGATATTTAATATTGAATAAACCATCAGAGACACTACTGGAATTTATTTTAAGTACGTTATTTACACCAATAATAGAATCTGGTAGTGGGAGATAATTTACACCCTCCACATAGTCTATTGATGTTAAACCTGCACCAACAACAGTTGCAGAAGTACTTGTAGAGACTCCTGTTTGTGTAATAATATCTTTGTTAGCGGGAGTTAATTTATGTTTTAAGTATACCCTATCAATTCCATCAAAATGGTGTTCATGGAAATATTGGATTGCATCATCTATTAAATTATCAATCTGATCATCATCTACATTTATTTCTAGAACTGGTTTACCTAATTGCTTGAGGCAGTATTCCTTCAACTCCGCTCTACTAGATGGCTGCGCCATAAAAAAATACCCCTAGTTTCCTAGAGGTATTTATAAATTGAAACGATCTTTCTATCGGTTCTTCAGGTTTCTAACTTCCTCACGAAGTTCTTCAATCATCTTCTGTTGTTCCTGTATTGCACCGATAAGTGCGGGAACAATGTTTCCATAAGCAACAGACTTGTATCCGTTTGCTGAATTTTCTCCAACAACTTCTGGAATTACTTCCTCAACTTCCTGAGCGATGAGACCTAAGTGTACCTTTTCGGTATCTTCCAAGTCTGTTCTATTAAAGGTTACTGGTCTGAGATTCAGTACCCTATCTAAACAGTTTTCATAGTCTAGAATATTTGTCTTGAGTCGTATGTCGGAGTTTGCAGTAACTGTACCACTAACCGTTAATCCGGTTGTATTCAAGGTCATTCCATTACTTAGATTTACCTGAACACCAGATGTAGTACTCGATGATAATTCGAAGTACATGTTCGCAGTAGCACTATCGACCGCTGTTTCGATTCTATAGGAACTGCCCGTGGTATCGGGAGTTCTATCTTTATGGTTGAAACAGAGGTTTGCATTTCCTCCACCATCATTAGTTGTCATTGCGACAGAACCAGAAGTTCTACCACACTCAATTTCAGTACCAGTAACACTAATGGTTCCAGAACCAGTCAATGCACCTGAGAAACTATCTGCTGCATCAGATCTTAAGAAACTTGAACCTTGAATACCATCAACTAAATCCGCATTGAGGTTTGTGACCACAAAAGTACTATCTACAGTAAATGGTGATGTTGATCCGGAAGTACCGCCATTGAACGCAGGTCTAGCAGTATGAGTATGGACAGCGGATATTGTATCTGCTGCATCAGATCTGGCATAAGATGCACCCTGAACACCATCGAGTAGATCCGCATTGAGGTTTGTGACTACAAAGGTACTATCTACAGTAAATGGTGATGATGATCCAGAAGTGCCACCATTAAATGCGGGTCTAGCAGTATGAGTGTGGATAGCAGATATTGTATCTGCTGCATCAGATCTGGCGTAAGATGCACCCTCAACACCATCTAAAGTATCAGCATCTAATCCATTACCAGTTCCTTCATCCGCTGTTGTAAGAACTCTAGAAAGAGTTCCAATTGTTGTTCCTCCAGCATAAATGTTTCCAAGAACTGAAAGTGAAACAGTTCCTGTGGTGGGGAATTGAGTATTATTTGGAGATTCCCTTAAGATCAATCCATATCCACCAATAGGAAGTTCGCCATCAAATTCATTATGCTCTAAAAGAACACCCTGATTATTAGTTGTATCGAACTGAATGCCAGGATAACTACCTGTTGCACCATTAGTATCATTTAGAATTAATTTTGGCGATGTCTTACCAATGGTTACGTCACTAGTAAGTGTACCTAAGTTTTGTAGGGAAGAATTAACAACACCACTACCAAGAGTGGTTGCATTTAAAACCTCAGTACCATTAATTCTATAAACCTTACCAGAAGCAATATTAATA